GTAATACAATTGTCCCAAGACCACTACAAAGAAGAAGAACGACCTCTTGGTAGTGTGATGTCTGAAAAACTTAATAATAACTAAGGAGAATATATAATGCAATTAAGCGAAAGTACAAAAGAGATACTTAAAAACTTTTCTGAGATTAATCCAAACTTGATGATTAAACCAGGTAAAGAATTAAAGACTATTTCTACAATGAAGAATATCCTTGCTACAGCAAATGTAAGTGAAGATTTTCCACAAGATATTGCTATCTATGACTTGAATGAGTTTTTAGGTGTAATGTCATTATTTACAAAACCACAGTTTACCTTTGATGACAAATCGTTATCTATTGGTGAAGAAGGTACATCAACAAAGTCAAAATATTACTTTGCTGATCCTTCAATCTTAACTGTTCCACAAAAAGATGTAAAAATGCCTGAAGCAGAGGTACAGTTTACTCTAACTGAAACAGATTTAACTAAAGTAAAGAAAGCAGCTGCAATGTTACAATTGCCTGATATTTCTATTTCATCAAAAGGTAGTGATATTACATTATCTGCTATTGATAAAAAGAATGATACTGCTAATAACTTTAGTATTAAAGTTGGTGAAACAAACTCTAAATTTGAGTTTCATTTTAAAACAGAACATTTAAAAATGTTACCTGGTGATTACAATGTATCTATCTCATCAAAGTTAATTAGTAATTTTAAACATAAATCAAAACCAATTCAATATTGGATTGCTTTAGAAAACACAAGTAAATTTACTGGCTAATTAGATGAGGAATATATTATGGAAAACTTTTTATGGGTCGAACAATATCGCCCTAGTAAGATTGATGAATGTATCTTACCTACAGAAATTAAGAATACATTTAAACAGATAGTAAAACAAGGAGAAATACCTAACTTATTATTATCTGGTACAGCAGGTACAGGTAAAACTACAATTGCGAAAGCATTATGTAATGAACTTGATTGTGATGTAATGATGATTAATGGTTCAGACGAAGGTCGTTCCATTGACATTGTAAGAAATCAAATCAAGTCATTTGCCAGTACAGTATCACTAAACGAAAGTAACAAACCTAAAGTAGTAATTGTTGACGAAGCAGACTATATGAATGCTGAGTCCGTGCAACCTGCTTTAAGAAACTTTATTGAAACTTTTAGTAATAACTGTAGATTTATTTTTACATGTAATTACAAAAACAAAATCATACCGGCAATTCACAGTAGATGTACTGTTATTAATTTTTCTACACAGAAAAAAGATAAAGAGAAATTAGCAGGTCAGTTTCATAAAAGATTATCCACAATACTAGACCAGGAAAACATTGAGTTTGATCCTAAAGTATTGGCAGAATTAATTATAAAATTCTATCCAGACTTTAGAAGAACTATCAATGAATTACAGCGTTATAGTGTAAGTGGTAGAATAGACACAGGCATTTTAGTTAACATTGCTGAAATGAATATCCAAGGTCTCAACAAAGCGTTATCTAATAAACACTTTGGTGATATGAGAAAATGGGTAGTTGATAATATTGACAAGGATCCTACTGGTCTATATAAAGAACTATATCAAAACTTCTACGAAGTATTAAAACCTGAAACAATACCTGCTATGATTATATTATTGGCAGAGTATCAGTACAAGAATGCTTTTGTAGCGGATCCTGAATTGAATATGGTCGCTTGCCTAACTGAAATAATGGGCGAGTGTAAATTCAAATGATAGGTTTAGGATACTTAGATTACTGCCAAAAACGAATAGACGAAGGATTATCAACCCAACAAACTAAAACTGGTTTTGGTTTTGAGGATCCTGGACAAGAGCGTTTTGTTGTTTACTTTGCACGAACTCACATTATAGACCATCAAACTGGTATTGAAGCTAGAGGTTTATTAAAGATAGGTCGTGCTAAATTTGCAACAGCACTACAAAGAAGTCGTAATCAACCTGGTTGTGATTTTCGTATCTATGCTGAAATAGTCTGTGAAACAAATAATCAAATCAAAGAACTAGAAAAGATAGTAGAAAAATTTTTGATTGATAAACATGTTGAACTGACACAAAATCAAAGAGAACTGTACGATATAAAAGATGATGAACTAAGACCTACGATTAAGGCAATACTTAATCATGTGTATTATTTTGAACCTAAGGAGGTATGTTACTATGGATGCTAGAAAGGTATATGATTATTGGCATTGGTCAAATGTCATAAGTGAAAAAGACAGGCAAGGTATGATTAATAATTTCTTGCAGAGGTCTTTAGGTGATGAGAAAGAAGAATTACAAGGACATAACGAACAAGGTAATATGAAAAATGCTAAGGTTAAAACAATTAGTCTTGGTAGATTGCCAGAGATTAATCGTTTCTTAGATAGTGCCTATAAAACTAATAATGAAATTTTTGGTTATAATTTATGGGAAAGAAATAACTTAGATGTAATGTTATTAAATAGATATACAAAAGATATGAACTATCATTGGCATACGGATGCCAGTAGAGACTTAGCACATGATATTAAATTAACTTTTTTAATTAACTTATCAAATGACAATAGTTATGAAGGTGGTCAGTTTCAGATATATAATAATCTAACATTAACTTGTGATTTTAATCCAGGTGATATGATAATGTTTAAATCAGGATTACATCATAGAGTTACACCTATTACATCTGGTGAAAGAATATCATTAACACACTTTATGGTAGGACCTAGATTTATATGAACGAATACAAATTAACAGATTACTTAACATCTATTAACTGGTCTAAAAAGAAGTTAATGGATACAGACGACAAAACATGGGAAAAGAAATACCCACCTTTTATTATTAACAAAGGTCTTTCTTATTTTGTAGATACAGTTATGTTTGCAAACGAAATGAATAGACTACACCATGCCTCTAAGCATATGCAATTTGCCTTTTTACTAAATACTATTAGACCTCAAAAAAGGTTTAGTAAGTGGATGAAGGCTAGTAAGTTAGCAAACCTAGAGCTGGTTAAGCAATATTACGGATATAGCAACAAAAAAGCACAACAAGCACTTAATGTTCTTACTAAAAAACAGGTTGAATATATTAAAGAAAAACTACATAAAGGTGGGAAAAAATGAGTGAATTTGTAGAATGGAAACCAGAGAGTATGCTTGAGGTCAAACTCAAAGAGCCAGATGATTTCCTAAAAATAAGAGAAACGCTAACACGAATAGGTGTTGCGAGTAGAAAAGAACGAAAAATATTCCAGTCTTGTCACATATTACATAAACAAGGTAGATATTTTATTGTACACTTTAAAGAGTTATTTGCTTTAGACGGAAAGAAAAGCAATATAATGACTAACGATATTGAAAGAAGAAATACCATATCTCAATTGTTGAGTGACTGGGGTTTAATTGAACTGGTTGGTACTATAACTGAAAAGGCACCACTATCACAAATTAAAGTTTTACCTTACAAGGATAAAAAAGAGTGGATACTAGAACCTAAATATAATATTGGAAAGAAACCAGAACAACAAGAGGAAAAAAATGAGAGACCAGATAATCAAAGCGCTTAAGTCTCATGCTCAAGGTCATATAGACAAGCATGTTGCCAATGTAGAAGTACATATAAGAAATGCCACAGGTGTGGCAGAGCACAGCGACCATGTGGAAACGATTGAAAAAGAGTTGAAGCAAATTGCTGAATATGATGACCAACTAGAAATGTTGAATAAGTATTTTAACTAAAAAGAGCTTGACTTTTTAAGTCAAATGTGATATAATATATTATTGTTTATGCGAGATTTTTATACTAATGTTTCACCTTATGGTGACGAATTACTTGTCCGTGGTTTTCAAAACGGCGAGAGATTTGAAGATAGACTACATTATGTACCTTCAATTTATCATCCTTACAAATCACCACAACCTACAAAGTATCGTGCTTTAGATGGCACGCCACTAGTTGCTCGTAAATGTAAAACTGTTAAAGAAGCAAGAATGCTTATCAAACGGTATGAAGAGCATCCTAATTTTATATACGGGACAGATAGATGGCAATATCAATACATTGCTGACTATTACCAAGGTACAGTAGAATACGACAAAAACAAATTACGAATTTATACAATAGATATTGAAGTAGAAAGCGAACATGGATTTCCTAATCCAGATGACGCTGACGAAAAAATGATTTGTATTACAATCAAAGACCAAATTAAAAAATCTATATTAGTTTGGGGTCTTGCTGATTATACAGTTAAACAAAAGAATGTTAATTATATTAAATGTAAAGATGAAAAAGATTTACTTAAAAACTTCTTAGGTTTCTGGAAACAATACACGCCAGATATTCTAACAGGTTGGAATAGTAAATACTTTGATGTACCTTATCTTATTAACAGAACTAAAAAAGTATTAGGCGAACACTCAATTAAAAGATATTCGCCATGGGATATTGTTGACGAAGACAAAGCATATCACAACGGTAGACAAGTTACATTTTTTAGATTGTTAGGTATTGCACAACTTGACTATCTACAACTCTATGCTAAATTTACAATTAAGAACCAAGAACGATATACACTTGACCATATTGCATTTGTAGAACTTGGCGAACAAAAAGATAAAAACCCATATGACACTTTTAAAGAATGGTATCAAAATGATATACAATCTTTTATTGATTACAACATTGTTGATGTAGAACTAGTTGATAAACTAGAAGATAGATTACAACTAATTGAGCTTGCAATCACTATGTCTTATAATGCAAAAGCAAACTTTGAAGATGTATTCTCACAAGTTAGAATGTGGGACACAATCATATTTAACGAATTATTAAAAGATGATATTATTGTACCAATGAGAAAGATTGGTAGTATTCAAGCAAAAGAACTTGTAGGTGCATATGTTAAGGATCCTAAAGTAGGTTTCCATGATTGGGTTGTATCGTTTGACTTGAACTCACTATATCCTCATTTGATTATGCAATACAATATTAGTCCTGAAACTATACTACCAGAACAAAAAGATATATTGATTGATGACTTAC